GTATCTGTAGGTCCAGGTCAATCATCATACTCAGGGACATTTATCCCTACAGTATTAGAAGTAGGAATGGAAGTGATGTTACCAAGTATGGGTCCTAACAAAATTGAATTGGAAGGACAAGAATATTGGGTGTGCCCTGAAAATCAAGTATTAGCAATCATTCAAACAACAGAACAATAATATGAGTAAAATTATCGAATTCGGTCCCGAAGCAAGGAAAAAACTTGTAGCTGGTATTGACAAATTAGCAAACGCAGTTACCTCTACATTAGGTCCAAATGGTCGTAATGTGGTTATAGCAAACCAAGGTGGTTATCCACAATCTACAAAAGATGGAGTATCAGTAGCAAAAAGTATTTCACTTGAAGATCCAATTGAAGAATTGGGTGTACAACTTGTAAAACAAGCAGCTATTAAAACAGCTGAAGGAGCAGGTGATGGTACAACTACATCTACATTGTTGGCTCAAGAAATGGTTAAAGCCGGTTTAGTGCACTTAAACAATGGAGTAAACGCAGTATCTATCAAACGTGATATTGATGCCGCAGTTAAAGATGTAGTTGCGGAATTACGCAAAGGCATTTCACAAGACATTAGCTCTGAAGAACAATTAAAGCAAGTAGCTACTATCTCAGGTAATAATGATCCTGAAGTAGGAGAATTGATTGCAACAGCAATGAATAAAGTAGGTCGTGAAGGAGTAGTTTACATTGAAGAATCTAAATCAGGTGAAACATATCTTGAAACAGTAGAAGGTATGCAGTTTGATCGTGGTTACAAGTCTCATTACTTTGTTACAGATAACAATACAATGAGTTGTACACTTGAAAATGCTATGATTTTGATTGCTGATAAGCGTTTTTCAAGTATTAAAGAATTATTACCATTGTTAGAAAGTGTTTCATCACAAGGTAAATCATTACTTATCATTGCTGAAGACATTGATGGTGAAGCATTAGCAACACTTATTGTCAATAAAATGAGAGGTACAATTAAAGTAGCAGCGGTTAAAGCTCCTGACTTTGGTGATCGTAGAAAACTTATTTTAGATGATATTGCAATTTTAACAGGAGGTGAGGTATTTAGTACTGACAAGGGTATGAAATTAGATCGTTTTGACTCAAAATGGTTTGGCGAAGCCCGATTAGTTACAATTACAAAAGATGAAACAACAATCGTTGACGGAAGAGGAGAATCTGAACGAATACAAGCACGTATTGAAGAGTTACAGCTCCAAATCGAAAAAGCAAAAACACCTTTCGAACAAGAAAAACTACAAGAAAGACTTGCGAAATTTGTCGGAGGAGTAGCTATTGTTCATGTAGGTGGAAATACTGAAACTGAGGTTAAAGAAAAGAAAGACCGAGTTGATGATGCACTTCAAGCAACTAAAGCCGCAATTGAAGAAGGTATTGTTCCTGGAGGTGGTGCTGCTTTATTATATGCTCGTGAGGCAATTAAAAATCGCAAATCAGTAGGTGGATCAATTGTTTACACAGCATGTGGTTCACCGTTTATGAAAATTCTCACTAACGCTGGTTCTACAGAACAAGAAGCTTATTATTTGATTAATAAGTTGGGTGGTGGTGATAATTGGAAAGGATATAATTTATTAACTGAAAAATTCGTTAACATGAAAGAAGCAGGTATTATTGACCCAACTAAAGTTACTCGTACCGCAATCGAAAACGCGGCATCAGTAGCAGGAACAATTCTATTAACAGAATGCACTGTCGTGGACAAGCCTGAAGATAAAAAACAGGATGATATGATGGGTGGAATGGGAGGTATGTTCTAATGGCTACTGAGGTCAAAGAAGAATTAGTATTGATCGCTGAGCGATACCCACCGGGAGACCAGTGGGTATTGCTAAGTGATCCTAATCATGTGTATAAGTCATTAACTGAAGTACTAGAAGGTTATTTTGAAGAACTTGGAGGACTAACATGTGATTTTAGATTATCACCTATGAAAGGTAAATTATATGCTATTGATAGTGTAGTAGTTGAGAAAGCGCTACCACCTCCACCTCCTCCTCCAAAGAAATTTAACATGTATGGAGACTATTAATATGTATAATTAAACTAATATTAATACTATGAATAGGGAATTTTATAAAATGCAAAAAATAGCTGGTTTAATTACTGAAAGCCAGTATAGAGAATTAACTGAAGAAGACACTAAAGCAATAGCAGCGGCTGAAAAAATTGAAGACAAAGTAGAATCAGACCCATCAATAAAAGCAATGGTTGGTAAACTTTCAGATGAAGAAATATCTGATCTTCAATCAGCTTTAGCTAAGTTAGGTATAACACCTAACACATCTATTGAAACTGCAGTTAATAAGATTGAACCTAAAATTCAAAATGTTGTATCTGAGATTGATGAAGCTGTAAGTACAAAACAAAAAATAGCTGATGTTTCTAATATTTTAGGAAAATTATCATATGCTTCAAATCTTATTCCTTTTATGAACGCTTTTTTAATGAAAGCAATATTTAATGATATGCCTGGTAAGGAAGCAGCTGTTTCTGGTATTTTTATCTCTGCCGCTGTTGGTGCTGCTTTAATTGGTTTATCTAAAGTATTAGAATTAGGTGAAAAATATTAATTAATAAAACATATCATAATGAATAAAGAATTTTTAAAAATGCAAAAAATTGCTGGTTTAATTACTGAAAACCAAGTAAAAGAAATAATAGGTGATATTGATGACACTCCACACCCAGATGGAGATTTTGATCCTGCAAAGGCTTATGCTGATGATGATGAATATCCTAGACTTGATCAAGAAACATACATGGAGTTTTTAAATGCATGTTTTGAGTGTTTCGATAATGGCGCTAACGCTTATGATGATAACACTTGGACTGATGATGAAAAAGACTTAGCACAAAATCTTGCTAATGTTATAGGAAGAGCTGGGATTGATATTTCTTAATTATGAAAGTATCTGAATTAAAACAACTTATTAAAGAGGAAATCGTTAAAGCATTAGCTGAAAACGAAAGTAAGCCAACCCACAGATCTAATGTAGATTGGTACTATGTTGAAGAATATAGTGACTACCCTGGACCTAAAGGTAGAACAGTCCCTAATGACACTAAGAAGTATGAAGATCCTACTGGGTATGACGGAACTGAACTCTATGTACCTGAAGGGACTGTAGGATATGTTGATGGTGATAAATTTATAGTAACCTCAGGGAAAAGAAAAGGTAATGATGTTGAATACAAAGCTGAATACTTTGATAAAATATCTGGAGACCAAGTAAATGAAGATGACTCAATTAAACTATCATATAAAGATAAACAACTTATTAAAAAATTTCAAAACTGGGCAGTTGATAACCCAACTTCAACTGATGTAGAATTTTTTTCACGCAGGCATAATTTAAATTCAGAACAACGATATTTACTTAAAAAAGTATTCCTTTCTGATGATTTTAGAATTACACCAACAGGACCTCTCCCCTCTTGGGTTAAACCTAGAATTGGTAACTAATCTTTAAAAATATATTATATTAAAATTTGGCCTTCGGGCCATTTTTTATTATATTTGGTTATATGAAAGAAAATAGTTTATTTGTAGAAAAATATAGATCTAAAACATTAGAAGACTATATTGGAAATGAGCAACTAAAATCTATTGTTGCCCAATATATTGAAAAAAATGACTTACAAAATTTACTATTGTATGGAACACCTGGGACAGGTAAAACAACATTAGCTAAACTAATTGTAAATAACTTTAATTGTGATTTTCTTTATATTAATGCTTCAGATGAAAGAGGTATTGATACTATTAGAGATAAAGTTCAAGGTTTTGCTTCAAGTGCTTCATTTAAACCAATTAAGATTATTATCTTAGATGAAGCTGATTTCTTAACTATACAAACACAAGCATCACTTCGAAACATTATTGAGACATATTCTCGTACTACTAGATTTATCTTAACATGTAATTATCTTGAACGTATTATTGATCCACTTCAATCTAGATGTCAAGTATTAAAAATTACACCTCCATCTAAAAAAGAAGTAGCAAAACATATTGCTATCATTTTAGATAAGGAAGAAATTAATTATGAACTAGAAGATCTAGTGTTAGTGGTTAATAAACACTACCCAGATGTTAGAAAAATACTTAACACATGTCAAGTAAATACTGTTGATAGTACTCTTAAAGTAGATAAAACTGTTTTGACAGGTGGTTATAAAGATGGATTATTAAAGGAACTTAAATCACCAACTAAACCTAGTTTTAAAAACATTAGACAAATACTTGCTGATAGTAATTTGGATGATTTTGAAGAAATTTATAGATTCCTATATGATAATTTAGATGAGTATGGTAATAATGATCTATCAAAAGCAATGATTGTTATTGAAATAGAAAATTATATGTATCATGCTAACTTCAGAATTGATAAAGAGATCAATACTTGCGCTTTAATTGCTTCTATATTAAAAATTATTACTTAAAATTATTTCTTTATCAATGTTGATATATTTATAATTGATAATTAAATAATTATGGTAATATATCAAACAGTAAATCTTATTAATAACAAAAAGTATATTGGTAAAGATGTAAACAATAATCCTAAATACTTAGGAAGTGGTTTAGATTTAAAAAAGGCTATAAAAAAATACGGTAAGAAAAATTTTAAAAAAGAAATTTTAGAACATTGTAGTAGCAAAGAAGAATTATGGCAAAGAGAAGAATATTGGTTAAATCTCTTTGATGTAAAATCTAACCCTGAGTTTTATAACAGAACAAATAAAGCTTATAGTTCATGGGAAGGAAGAAAATATAAACCGTTATCAAAAACTACTAAAAATAAAATATCTATGGCTCATAAAGGGGTACCATTAAGTCAAGATCATAAACAATCTATAAGTAAAGCAATGGAAGGTCATTCTAAAAATAATGAATGGAAAAAAAACTTATCCAAATCATCATCTAAATCATTTGGCCGCCCAGTACTACAAAAAGATTTAAATGGTAATATTATAAAAGAATGGGAGACAGGTAAACTTGCATCTCAAGTTTTAAATTTAAGTTATACAGCTATAAATAATTGTTGTCGTAATAATGATAAAAATATAATTAGACAAAGAGATAAAAATAAATTAGGAAAATACACATCCTTTAATTACATTTGGGAATATAAAAAATAAATTTGGCTTCTTAAATAATTGATGTTATATTTAAGTATAAATAAAAAATAAAAGTTATGTTTTGCAGACAAAAAAGAATTATAAAAAGAACTAATTTCGATGGTTCAGTAGATTATGTAGGTCAAACTAAAACATTCTGGGGTAACTGGGAGGATGGTTATGGGCCAAGAACGAGTAAACATTATAAGACATATAATCAAGCTCTTGAATGGTACAATGAAAGAGGTACAAACTTCTCAACAAATGAAGTAATGTTAAGTGATGATGCAGGAGGACCTAAACGTGTAGGTAAAACTTACTCTGAAAGTAAATCAGCAACCTTCTCTCATATTACTGAGGAGATGATTGAGAAATATCGTGAAACAAATTAAAAACTAAATAACTATGGAAAAGAAACAAACTGCGGTTGAATGGTTGGTGGAAGAAATTCATAAAAATGGGGAAGAAATTCATAGAAATGGCAATTGGATTCCTACTCATATGATTGAACAAGCCAAGCAAATGGAGAAGGAGCAGATAATGAAGTCTTATTATGATGGTGAAGCTGACGGACGCCACAATGAGTATAAAGGTAGAGAGCAATACTACAACGAAACTTACGGAGGTAGTGAATGAAATTAATATCTCAATTAAAAAAGTTAATTTGTAGCCATAAGTTTAATCTACAAGATTTGCAAGAGCGAGATAATAATGGAAATGTAACTTGGTCTTGTTTCAAATGTGGAAAAGTTTTCATTGCAGAATGTGGACTTGATGTGTTAAAAAATGGTAAATGTATAGTTAAAAACGAAACTTACGGAGGAACTAAAAACTAAATATTTATATCAAAAAAAATAGAACCATGAAACTATCCAAAATACTTGAAGAAATAAAAAATGAAAAAGATACATCTATTGAGGGATGGCATGGAAGTAATGCGGTAATACAAGATTTTAGATTCCCTTTGTTTTTATCAACAGATAGATTCAGAGCAGCCTCTTTTGCAGTTCATATGCATTGGAATGAAAAGACTAGTAGAAATGAATATCAGGCACTAAAAGGGGATGAGAAGGGTTATTTATATCATATACGAGTAGACAACCCAGTTTTCAAAAAATGGAAAGGAGGTACAAAGGATGAAAAGCTAATTGAAAGTGGTGATATTACAATACTAAAAGTTGAAAACGTTGGTGTAAGAAAGATGTCAAATATGTGGCAACCGTATATAAAACAATAAATAAATAAATAAAGTTATGAGTGAATCAAAACAACAGCTTAATGTCAGTGTAGACTTCAAGCAAACACAACCTATTATCTCACCAGATGGAAATCATGTATTCGCTGAGGGAGTAATTTTACGTAAAGTATCTAAGTTTTTAACTGGAACAACAGAAGATTCTATTATGCCTATTCCATGTTTCTATGATGTAGTGACTGGGAAAGTATTAGTAGAGTTGTTACCTAAAGAAGTTAGAGAAGAATATGACAATATTTGATTGGTTAAAGGAAATTACCTATAATAAATCAAAATGGGAATCATTTACTGAGGAAGACAAGAAATCATTTGAACCATATATGATTCATCGCTTCCTCAGTATGAATCCTGAGTACATAGAGTTCGTGAATTTAGTGCAGACTTTTCCATATACTGATAAGGAGAAAACATATAATATATATTTATATATGATACCTAAAAGTAATATGTTCCTTAAATACATTAAATCCTCTAA